TCGTGTATGAACCCATGGTTGAGGACAGCCAGGGCAATTACATGACAGAGGATGAAATCACCAAGGCTGCATACTGGTTCGCCAAGAACGGCAATCAGGTAGACCTGCAGCACTGCTTCCAAAAATGCGAGGGAGCGTCGGTGGTGGAATCGTATGTCGCAAAATGCGATATGGAGATTGAAGGAGAACCGATCAGGAAGGGCACATGGCTGATGACCATGGAAATTTCTGACTCCGATGTGTGGGATTCCATCCAGAAGGGGGAAATCACCGGATTCTCGATGGGAGGATTCGGGGTTTACTCTGATGTTGATGTAAACCTTGACACCGTCGAAAAAGAAGCCGAACCGAAAGGACTTCTCCGCAAGCTGGCGAAGGCAATGGGATTTGATGTAGTGGAAAAGGGAGCTGTGAAAGCAAGTTACCAGCGGCGTGTAAAAGAGGATAACTTCTACTCCGCATGGTATGCGCTCAAAGGTGTCCTGGAAGGAAATTTCTATAATCCTGATACAGGAGCATGGGAATGGGGATACAGCTCGGACGAGAGCAAGATCAAGGAAGCCCTTTCCGAGTTCAACGATATCGTAACGAAGCTGCTCACGTCGGATGGAAGCATTGCAGAGTCGCTGGAGAAAGCAGCCAAGGAAGCCCCGCAGGAAGTCATGAAGGCTGGGCGGAGCATCAGCGGCAAGAACCTGCAGACGCTGCAGGGAATCAACAACAGTTTGTCGGAATTCCTCTCCGCATTTACCGAGCAGGAGGGCGAGGGGGATTCTAGCAATACAGACACCCAAAATATCACAAAGAAGAAGGAGGATGAAGAGATGAACAAAGAAGAAGTTCAGAAGATGGTAAGCGAGGAAATCCAGAAAGCTGTCGGTCCGATCACACAGAAACTGGACGCAATCGCAAAGGGAGACGGAGACACGTCTGCAGGCGGCGCAGAGCCGTCAAACGGCGGCACCGGAGCAGAGGTCACGGCGGAATCTGTTTCAAAGATGGTAGGCGAAGAGGTGCAGAAAGCCATGGAACCTATCACGCAGAAGCTGGATGCAATCGCCAAGTCAAGGGCACTGCCGGGCAATCTCAACGACGATGCAGGTGCCAACGTAACCAAGGGCGGAGAACCGCACTTCATGGCTGGTATGTTTTAAGAGCAAAGGAGGGAAAATATAATGCCAATGAATAACCAGACAATCATCAACAAAGCCGGTGAGTCCATCACCACCGGAAGCGTAGCACATGGGCTGTTAAGCCCTTATCAGGCAAAGAAATTTATCCAGCAGACTTTCGAGGCTACCAACCTCGGACCGCTGGTAAGACACGTAATGCGGGCAGAGAAAACAGGAGAGATCGATAAAATCGGTATTGCATCCAGAATCCTCCGCGCGAAGGTTGAGAACACGGATGACGGCTACAGGGCTGGCATCAATACGGATGTCATTGAGTACGCCTGCAAGGCAGTACGGCTTCCGTGGGAAATCACGGAGGAAACGCTGAGAGAGAACATCGAAGGTCAGCAGATGGAAGAGGTCATTACCAATCTGATGACGCAGCAGCTCGGCGTCGACCTGGAGGACCTTTACCTCAATGGTGACGAGGCGACCGATTCCTCGGATGAGGATTACGATTTCCTGAAACTCAACGACGGATGGATTAAGCAGATCAAGAACGGCGGTCACACCTACGATGCAAACAATAAGGATATGAGCCTCGACCTGTTCTACAAGACGCTCCAGCAGCTCCCGAACAAGTACAATAACGGCAAGCTCCGCTGGCTCATGTCTCCGAAGAGAGCACAGGAGTGGGAACTGTTCCTGATGAATCAGGTCATCGGAAAGGGCGGAGCCGTTCCGGAGTCCGTATATACGCAGCCGGTACATATCCCCGCTGTTTCCTGCCCGTCCATGAGTGATGACAAGATCATTCTGACGGACCCGAAGAACCTGGTTGTGGTCAACTCCTACTCCATGAAGCTCCGCAAAACAACCGAGGGCAAAGACGCCATCATGAAGGACAAGAGGTTCTATGTGATGCACCTCGATTTCGACCCGATCATTGAGGAGCTGGATGCGACAGCAATCATCGAGAACCTTCCGGCGCTGTTCTAAGGAGGTAGCATATGAGAACACTGGAATTGACGAGAGGGCTTTCCTACTTCACGCCGGGCATGTCATGCAAGGCTGAAAAGGGGAAGCCTTTTGTTGTTGAAGAGGATAAGCTGGCCGAGGCGCTGATGGCAACAGGGAAGTTCCGTGAAGTGGATGCCGCGGATGCGATTCCGGGAGAGCCTGATCCGCTGGATGCAGGTCAGAACAATACCGAAAACGGACAGGGCGGAAATGCACCGGGGAACAGCGAGAACGATTCCGATGCCGGAAACGGGGAGGAAGAGGAGCTTACCGAGAAGAAGGTTGATGCCATGAAGATGCCGGAGCTGATTGCACTGGCAGGAGAGCATGACATTGATATTTCGGAATGCACGAACAATGAGGACCGGAAGGCTCTCATTAAGGCAGTCCTGTTCACCGAAGATCCGTTCAAGGCGGAGGAATAGGAGGCGGCGTTGGTAAGACCATGGATTACACCCGAAGAGATAAAGGAGTACAGCACATCGGACAAGGTGAAGCAGAGAACCGACCAGCAGCTTAAGGCGGACATCATGAGGGCAGAAAGTTATGTGATTTACCATACGCATAACCGGTTCGACGATGAACAGTACGATTCGGGAATACCGGAAGACGTTGCCATGGCGGTCACACTGCTGGCAGAGGCGTATGCCTTGAAGAGCATAAATCAGGTCAACGGCGTAATGTCATCGGAAACGTTCGACGATTACTCCTACACCATGGATACCGACACCGACCTGGTCGACAGCCTGCAGCTTGGACCGATGCTTGACCCGTATGTGCTCACAGACAATGGAAAGGTCATCGCCCGCCTGCGGAAGCTATAGGAGGCAGATATGGCTATTGATAACTTTTTCAATCACAAATGCACCATATTTCACATTGCTGAAAGCGAAAAAGAACTCGGGTACGGGATTTCCAACGAACACGATTTCACGTATCCGGACAATGCCGAGGAGAATGACACGGATATCCCGTGTCATTTTCATGTCGGCACCGGAACCTGGCAGGTTTCGCAGGAGACACCGTTCAACCAGTATCTTGCGAGGGTGAAGCTTTCACTCCCGCTCGGGACGGATATCCGCGTGAACGATAAAGTCGTGAGCGGTGAGACCGGCTATGCATACATCGCGGAACTTCCGAGGAAAATCCAAAACCACCATATCATTGTTTATTGCAACAGGAGTGGAACGGTTAAGGAGGCGATATAGTGGCAGGCAAAGCAGTAACGGTTGACGTAAGTCAGATGGAGCAGTTTTTCGCATCGCTCGATGCTGCCGGTAAAGGCGATTTCAGGAAAGAGGTTGTGAAGTTCATGGAAGCCCTTGCAGAGGAATTCCTGCGGATAGTGGAAGATGAAATCATCCGCAGGAACGCTATGGATACCCGGCTTCTGCTGAACAGCTTCCACAAGAACAGCCCGGGGAATGTCTGGATCATATCATCCGGAGGAACGACACTGGAGGTCGGCACGAATGTGGAATATGCCGCGTATGTCAATGACGGACACTGGACGAACCCAAAAGGCGTAAACCAGAGATGGGTTCCGGGGAGCTGGTCGGGAGACCGGTTCATCTATGACCCGGAGGCAAAAACCGGGATGCTGCTGAAACAGAAATGGGTTGAAGGAAAGCACTACTGGGAGGGTTCAATAAGAATCATAGAACAGCTGATACCCAAGTTCCTTGAAGCGAAAATGGATTCATGGTTAGCTGGATATTTCGGGATGTAGGAGGGCGACGTCATGCTGGAACAGGAGATTGCGGCTTTGGTTCATTTCTTTAAGCCGCTGCAGTTGAAGGAATATTTCGGACAAGTACCGCAGAACGCGGCAACACCATCGGTATACTATCCGGTTCCGGAGATAGGAGGGAATGAGTATACGCTTCGTGCGTATGACAACTCATTCTCTCTTTTTTTGAAAGTTTTTGATAAGGACGATTTATCATCCTACTCCATTGCCGCGAAGATGGAGAAGATGATCCAGTCCGCAAAAAAGAAGATACCTATGTACGATGAGGACGGAAAACCGACCGGTCATAATTTCCGGATAAAAAAACTGTCCTTAAAGAACATTGATACCGGCACCACCCAGATAGAGATCACATGGGATGTTATGACATTGTATGATACTGAGTCTGCTGAAAAGGTTCAGAATTTCTATTATGAGGGGCTGGCGACAACCATTGAAGAGGAGGATTCAGATAATGGCGAAGATTGATAACGAGAAAGAGGCGGCTGTAACCACAGCGGCTGAAACTCAGGCAAAGAGCGCGGAGCGAAAATTCGGACTTGCTTCTCTCCGCGCGAACTGCGTAAGGCTGTTCGGATGCACTTCGAGCACTTTTGACGGCGCTTTTTATGGCACCGCAGAGGACCAGAAGTACACAATTGCAGAAGCAAAGGAGACCATCAACAAATGGTTAGGAAAGGGGGTAGGTAAATAATGGCAGGAGGAAATTTTGATATCAACAGCCCGAAGGTCAGACCGGGGGATTATATCAATTACAAGGCAAAGCAGAAATACAGCATTTCCACATCAACGAGAGGAACCTGCGTAATCCCGCTGATCGGATATGACTGGGCGGAGGATAAAAGCTGGATTGAAATCAGCGCCGACGCGCCGGACGCACAGATTGTCAAGCTTGGGCGGAGCATTTATGACGACAACAAGTTTATGCGCATGATCCGGCTTGCCATGGAGAATGCGGTCACCGCAAAGGTGTATGTAATCTCAGGCGGGACGAAAGCAAAGGTGGAGAACGAATCGGTTACGATCACCGCTCTTTACGCCGGGGAGCTTGGAAACCAGATCACCGTAACTTCGGTCGAGAATGTCGACGGAGGCTTCGACGTAAAGATTTACCTTGCGGGAGAGCTGGTCGAAACCATCGAAGGAGCCAAGTCGATTGACGAGCTTACAGCCGCAGGGAGCAATTATGTTACATTCAGCGGAACAGGAGAACTGTCAGCTTTTGCAGGGGCTGTCCTGACCGGAGGAGCGCCTGCAGAGACAACGAATTCCGCTGTCACGGATTTCTATGACCGTATTGAGAAAGTGTCGTTTGACACGGCACTCATTCCTGTTTCCGATGAAGCGCTGGTACAGGCAGCCGTGTCCAAGGTAAAGTTCCTCCGGACAAAGGTCGGGAAGACGGTCCAGTTTGTTATTCCAAAGTGCGAGGGCGACCATGAGGGCGTTATCGGTATCTGGAATTCCTTTGTCTTTGATGAAAAGGATATGTCACTGGACGAGGCTGCCGCATGGTTCACCGGGGCAACCGCAGGCGCTTCCAACACGCAGTCCAACACTTACAAGGTTGTCAGCGGGGCAACGGCTGTTGTAGGGGAACTCACGAACGAGGAGGCTGAAAAGGCAATCCTTTCCGGGCACACGTTCTTCTCAACGTCGGATGATACCGGGGAGGTAATCGTTGAGTACGATATCAATTCACTGGTGAACACCGGGACGGAGAAGGACAATTCCTACAAGAAAAACCGGGTGATCAGGGTCCTTGATTCGTTCGCAAACGATTTAAAGTCTACATTCCCACCGAACAAGTTTGACAACGATCCGGACGGATGGAAAATTATGGAAGGACTTGGAAAGGACCTGCTGAAACAGTACGGTCCGAAATCGGATAACGGCGTCGGCGCAATCAAGAACATTGATTACGACAACGACTTTCTGGTCGACACATCGAGAAGCAGCGGAGACAGCACATATTTCAATGTTGCCATTCAGCCTGTGGATTCGGCTGAGAAGCTGTACTTCTCCATCAGCACACAGTAGGAGGTGTAAGGCATGGGAATCAATAGAAAAGGAATATCCCTGAAAGAAGGGAAAATTTGCGTGAACGGCACCGAGATTGTAGATGCCGCAAAGCTTACGGTCAATTACACGCCGGTTGTATCCGAGTCGAGGAGACTCAGCAGCAAGGGCGTGGACAGGCGCTATGTCGGCAGGGACATTACGGGGACGATGGACGAATACCGGTCCACAAAGTGGCTCCGTGAAGTGGTCGACTCATACGAGCGTGACGGAATCACGCCGGAACTTACCATCCAGGGAATCCGGGAAGACAAGGACTCCGATTTCTATTCGGAATTCGGAGAGGGCGAGATCGTGACGATAACAGGAGCGGTCCTGACCGGAAACATCAACCTGATTGACCTTGATACGGACGGTGAGCTGGTCAAGGACAGCATTTCTTTCGGCGCAAAGAACATGGTATAGCAGAAAAAAGAACTAAGAGGGCGCGGATTTCGGTCTGTCTGCCCTCT